CCTCAAGAGACCAATCTGAATGTTTCTCCATATTTTGATGATTTTAATGAAGAAAAGAACTTTAACAGAGTTCTATTTAAGCCTGGCATACCAGTTCAGGCTAGAGAACTAACTCAGTTACAGACAATACTTCAAAATCAAATAGAGAAGTTTGGACAACACTTCTTCAAGGAAGGTTCAATGGTCATTCCTGGCCAAATTGGTTATGATTCATCGTATCATGCTGTTGAATTAGAGGACACCTTTTTAGGTATTCCAATATCAGAATATCTTGATAAACTAGTTGGTAAGACAATAAAAGGAGAAGTATCTGGTGTAGAGGCGACAGTTGTAAATTATATACTAGCCACTCAATCTGAAAGGGGACATAATACTCTATATGTAAAATATAGTAAATCTGGAAATGACTTTGCAACTAATGTTTTTAATGATGGAGAAAATTTAGTAACATCTAGTGACATTGAATATGGTATATCAAGAGTTATAGCTAATAATCCTTTTGCTACAACCATAGCATTAAATGCAACATCTTTAGGAACTGCAGCTACAGTTCAAGAAGGAGTATATTTTATTCGTGGATATTTTGTTAAAGTAGCTACTCAGACTGTTATTGTTGAACAGTATAGTGATAATCCATCTTACAGAGTTGGTTTATTCATAGATGAGAATGTAGTATCTGCATTTGATGATTCTACTTTATTTGATAATGCAGCTGGATTTTCAAACTTTGCAGCTCCAGGCGCTGATAGATTTCAATTAAAACCAACATTAATTAAAAAAGATTTAGATGATCTTAGTGATGCAAACTTTATAGAGTTATTAAGATTAAACAAAGGTGCCATTCAAAGAATGGTTAAAAAGACTGATTACAATCTTTTAGCTGATGAGTTTGCAAGAAGAACATTTGATGAAAGTGGAAATTACTATGTAAAACAATTTGGAGTTCAAGTCAGAGAATCTCTAAATGACAGACAAGGAAATAATGGAGTATATTTTAAAAATCAAAAAACTTCACAAGGTAATGAGCCAAGTAGTGATAGTATGATTATTCAGGTATCTCCTGGCAAGGCATATGTAAGAGGTTTTGAAATAGAAAAAGTTGGAAGCACCTTTATAGATGTAGAAAAACCAAGAACAATCAGAAAACTAGAAAATCAAGTATTTGCATTTGATAAAGTCAGTAAAATAAAAGTAAATCGTGTTTATGGAACACCTTTTATTGGTATGGGTGTTAATCATACGGTTCAGTTGAGAGGTCAAAGAATAGGTGCGACTCACTCATCTGCAGCCACTGGACATATTGGAGATGCAAGAGTATATGACTATAAATTAGAGTCCACTGGATATACAGGTGATTCAAGTGTATATGAATTATTTTTGTGGGATATACAAACATTTACAACTTTAACAATTAACAGTGCTCTTACTGCACCAGTAGGATCATTAATTGAAGGTCAAAGAAGTGGTGCAAGAGGACATTTAAAGAACGCTGCAAGTAATGCTACAGCTCTAACGTTAACATCTACTGGTGGTAATTTCATAGTTGATGAACCAATTAGAGTAAATGGAGTTGATGATAGTAAAACTATAACTATAGTTACAGAATTTTCTATTGATGATGTAAAATCAATTTATCAACAAGTAAGCGGTTCTACATTCAATGCTGATACAGTTCTTTCAAGAGAAGGCAGTCCAGCTCCTGCAGGCACAGAATATACAATCACAACTGGTGGTACATGCACTGTAGCTGGAAATAGATTTACTCGTGGTATTAAAGTTGGTGATATTGTAAAGTATCAAAAATCAGGAGAAACTGATCCAACATTTAACAGAGTATCTGCGGTTAATCCAAACGGAGCACAAATTACTCTTGCTCCGTTAGGCGCTGATGTAGCTGGAGTTTGTCAAAAAGAATTACCATCTGGTTCTACTTTAGTTACTAGTGATTTTAAAATCATAAGACCTCGCATTATTGATGGTAAAGATTCTAGTTTCATATCAGATATGCCAAAGGCTGTGATATCTAGTCTTGATTTAACTTCATCTGAGATATCAACTAGACAAAGATTTACTTTTACTCCAAGTGGTGGAACAGCTACTGCATCAATAACATCAACCAATGAATTTTTTGAAGTATTTGATGAAGAAAGATATAATCTTACATATTCAAATGGTGCCGTTCAAATTTTAAGAGAAGCTAATCTTGAATTTACTGCTGATAGAAAATCTGTGACTTTGAAAGGGTTGTCACAAAATAACCCTGCAGTATTTACTGCAACAGTAAAGAGAACACAAGTTACATCTCAGAAGAAAACTTTAGATGAATGTCAAAAAATAATAATCAATAGATCTCAAAAAGCTGGTTCTGGTACAGGACTTCTTGGTGATGGTTTAACCTCAAGTGATGTATATGGAACAAGGGTTCAAGATAAAGAAATATGTCTTAATTTTCCTGATGTTGTAAGAGTTTTAGCTGTTTTTGAATCAAGTACAACTAACGATCCTAAATTACCAAGTATAAGTCTTATCAATAGATCTGCAGATTTGACTAATACAATTAAAGGGGAATTGGTTATTGGTGAAAATAGTGGAGCTACTGCTCGAGTAGTTACTAAAACTGCTGAGTCTGTAGATATCATTTATACAAATGACATACAATTTGAAAAAGAGGAAATAGCTAATTTCCAATCTTCTGGTATTGTAGGTGGAGTTTCATTAGTTACACAGGGTGATAAAGATATAACTAAAAGTTTTAGCTTTGATGATGGTCAAAGGCCAGAGTTTTATGATTATGGAAGACTCATAAGAAAAGAAGGTCAAGCAGAACCACAAAAAAGATTAGCAATAATATTTGATCATTACGTACTTGATGGTGAAGTTGGTGATTTTGCCAGTGCAAATAGTTATTCTTCTGATAACTATGAGTTTGATATGCCTGTTTTCTCAGGTGTTCCTTTGTCAGATTTTATTGACGCTAGACCTAGAATCAACAAGTATACTAATACTTCAGTCTCTCCTTTTGATTATAACTCTCGTAGTTTTGATACTGGTGGAGAAAAACCTCCTGTAATAGTTGGAGATGATGTAGTAACATTAGGATATTCACACTACTTAGCAAGAATAGATAAACTCTTTTTAAGTAAGGATGGATTTTTTGAATTAAAAAAAGGAGCTCCTGCATCAATATCTGATGTAGTTCCTCCATCAGAACCAGCTGGTTCTTTTAATGTTGCAACTATATCAGTTCTACCATATGCTAGAAATGCAAAGAGGGCCTCTAATATTAAATCAGCCAGACATAAAAGATATACAATGTCTGATATTGGTAGATTAGAAACAAGATTAAAGAATGTAGAATTTTACACTCAACTATCATTATTAGAAACTGATACTGCTTCACTTAATATTGTGGATGCTAAAACTGGCCTTGATAGATTTAAATCTGGATTCTTTGTAGATAACTTTAGAAGTCATAATGGCCAAGCTCTTAGTCATCCATGTTCTAGATGTTCTATTGATAAAAAGGCTGGAGAATTAAGACCATCACATTATACACATGCATTAGATTTACTTTTAGGTTCGGAACAAGTAATTGGAATTGGTGTGGAGGCAGACCCTGCAGCTGATCTAACTCAAGTTGCAGATTTACAAACAAATGATTTAAAAAGAAGTGGTGATGTTGTAACTTTAAATTATACAGAAGTGCCTTATATTAGCCAACCTTTGGCAACAAGAACTGAAAATGTAAACCCATTTGCGGTTATAACATGGATTGGTGGTGTTGAGCTAAATCCTAATAGTGATGTTTGGTTAAACGAAAAACAACTTGAATCAAATGTTGTTGATATTGATGCTGGATTTACACAAGCTATGCAACAATTAGCAGTGGATCCAAATACAGGACTTGCTCCAATTCAGTGGGGTGGATGGGAAGAAGTTTGGTCATCTGTAGATGTTGAAAGAAATGTATTAAGTAGTGATGTAAATAGTGTAGTTCAAGGTAGTAATACAGTCACTGTACGTAGAGGAGAAGAGGGTCATCCTGGCACAGACAGTAGGCCTGCAAGAATAACCACAACTTCATTTGTAGATGAATTTATAGACACTGTAGAAGAGACAATTACAATAGATAGAGGATTAACTAGAAGTGGTATTCAATTCCAAGTTAATGAAAGTATTGACACTCAAAGTCTTGGAAATAAACTTGTAAGCAGTGAGTTAATTCCTTTTATGAGATCTAGGAATATAGAATTTATTGCAACAAGAGTACAACCAAGAACACAGTTCTATACATTTTTCGATGGTCAAGAAGTTAACAAATATGTGTCACCTAAACTCATTGAAATATCAATGCAACAAGGAGTTTTCCAAGTTGGTGAGACAATAAGAGGAATTTCTGATGATTGGCAAACAGCTGCAAACGGAAATGCAGCTTCAATTTCATTTAGAGCTGCACAACCAAATCATAAGTTTGGTGCGTATAATAATCCAACTATAGTTTATGCAGTTAATCCATATTCAGATACCGTTGGTATCAGTTCTAATTATTCCGCAACTAGTACAATAGTAAACGTAGACACTGGATCATTACAACAAGAAGTTCTTGGAACATTCCAAGGATTTGTAGGAAAGAACATGATTCTTCGAGGTGAAACAAGTGGTGCTGAAGCTAAAGTAACAGATGTTAGATTAATAAGTGACGAAAAGGGTGCATTGATAGGATCATTGTTTATTCCCGAAGCTTCCTTGCCATCAGCACCAGAGTTTAGAACAGGAACTAACACGTTTAGATTATCAAGTAGTTCTGTAGATTCTAGATCACCACTTGATAGAGCATCAAGTGCTGAAACATCGTTTAACTCCAGAGGAACATTAAATACACTTCAAGAAGATGTATTGAGTATAAGAACTGCTGATATTCAACAATCAACTCTAAATGATTCTACAACTATATCCAATCAAAGTTCAAATGTTTTCCAACAAACTACTGGGTTTGATACTACTAGAACAACTGAACAAGTACAGTGGTTTGATCCACTTGCAGAGTCATTTGAAATTACTGAGGCAAATGGTGTATTTGTATCTTCCGTTGATATATTCTTCCAAACAAAAGATGATGTAATTCCAGTAACATGTCAAATCAGAACTATGCAAACTGGATTCCCAACTAGAACAATTGTGCCATTTGGTGAAGTTGTTTTAGATCCAGAACAAGTAAATATTTCAGAATTTGGTACTGTAGCAACTAGATTTACTTTCCCATCTCCTGTATTTCTTGAAGGTGGGGGTGGAGAATATGCATTGACATTAATATCCCAGTCTAATAATTACAATGTCTTTATCGCACAAATGGGTGAAGAAGATATAGCTGATAGAAATCTAGCAGAGAGTGAAAGAAGAATTGTATCACAACAACCATACTTAGGATCTTTATTTAAATCACAAAACGGATCTACTTGGACTCCTAGCCAGTTTGAAGATTTGAAATTCCTTATGAACAAGTGTGAATTTGTTTCTGGCCCAGGCGCATTAAAACTTTATAATCCAGAACTTGGTGTTGGTAATAAAGAACGTCCTATACTAAGACAAAATCCAATTGTATTTAATTCACAAGAAGTTAAGATTGCTTTAAGTGGTGATACAAGTAGTAATGAAAATACAGACTTCCCAATAGGATCTTTGATGAAACAAACCGCAACTAGTTCGCAAGGAAATGTTGTTGCTCATTTAGGTAAATTAGGGACAATATCACATCAAAGTGGAACTGGTGTTGGATTGGTTAATGGCACTTATTCTAATATACCTTTAACAACAATAACTGGTAATGGTACTGGTGGAGTAGCTACCATAGTGATTGGGACTGTAAGTGGAACTTCTACAGTTACTAGTGTCACTGCAACCACACGTGGCCATGGATATAAGACTGGAGATGTCTTAGGTGCAAGTTTAGGGGCAAATACTACTGGTAGAAATCTTAGATTTTTTGTTAATTCAATAACTGATGTAAACAGTATAATTTTAAATAGAGTTCAAGGTGAATTTAACACATCAAGTACTCTTAGATTTGTACGTGCTAACGGAACTGAAGGTGATTTAAATAATGGAACTCCAACTGCAATAACAAATACAAGCACTGTTAAGGATGGACTTCACATTCATGTTAGCCATAGGAATCATGGTATGCATGCCGTGAATAACAAGGTTACTATATCTGGTGTAGTTGGTATATCAACAGTGACATCAATTACAGAGGAATATGCCCATAATTCAACATCACCAATTAAAGTTAGTGATATAAGTTTCCTTGGTGATTTTGAGGGTTTACCTGTTAGTGGAACAAATCCAGGCTATGTTCAAATTGGAAATGAAGTAATTAAATATACTTCAGCTGCAAATAATGAATTAAAAGGCACGGTAACAAGAGGTATTGATAATACAACTGCAGAAACTCACGAAGTAGGTAAAACTGTGCGTAAGTATGAAGGTGCTGGAGTGTCACTCCGAAGAATTAATACTACTCATAATTTAGCTGATAGTAGTATTGCACCTACGATGGATGGATATCATATTAAGTTAGATGTAACTGATACAGGAAATGGAGTGACTAGAGATGGAACTACTTCCGATAAGAAACTAAAAATTGCAGAAACAGAAATTGGTGGTGGTAAAATTGTTAGAGCAACACAAAATATACAATTTGAAACGTTTACACCTTTAGTTGAATTTATGGTTCCGTCAGATACAACTTTAGATGGCAGCATAAGAACTGTATCTGGAACTAGTGCTGGTGGTAGTGAAGTTTCTTTTGCAGATCAAGGATTTGAAAGCGTATCACTTAGTGGTATCACTCATTTAACATCTCCTAGAATTATTGCATCTAAAGTAAATGAACAAGATAAGTTAACAGCTTTACCTGGCGGTAAATCATTTACACAAGAATTAATATTCAATACACAGGATGCAAATGTTTCTCCTGTTGTAGACTTAGATCGTCTTTCTATTATAACAACCACAAATAGAATAGACAAACCTGTGTCTGATTACAAAACAGATTCAAGAGTCAATAGTATGTTAGCTGATCCTAATGCTGCGATTTATGTTACAAAAGTTGTTCAGTTAGAAAATCCAGCTACTTCACTTCAAGTTAAGTTTGCTGCTTTCAGACATAACACAAACGATATTCGTGTGTTATATAGATTAATCAGAACTGATGGTGTGATTGCAGATTCTCCATATGAATTGTTCCCAGGCTTTAAGAACTTAACAGATACCACTGGTGATGGATTTGGTGATCAACTAATAAATGCTAAGGATAGTGATGGAACACCTGACCGATTTGTCCCTGCTTCTCGTACGTTGAAAGAGTTTAGGGATTATCAATATACCGCTAACGATTTGGTGGAGTTCACTGGATTCCAAATTAAAGTTATCATGGCTGGTACAAGTCAAGCCTATGTTCCTAGAATTAGGGACTTCAGATCAATTGCACTTGCATAATGAATTACAAACAAGTAGAAGGTAGATCAGATCTTTTCAGAGATACTGACAATGGAGCTATCGTAAATACCGATAGATCTGCATATTTGGCCTACAAAGCAAAAAAACAACAAAGGTTAAATGAAATGGGTCGAATTGAAAAATTACAG